TCGCCAATGGCCACAAGGACATCGAGAACCGCGACTGGGCGACCAACTTCCGTGGCCGCTTTCTGATCCACGCAGCCAAGAGCATGACACGCGACGAGTACGAGGAGGCCCGCGACTTCGCCGCGTACAACGGCGTGACCATCCCAGCGCCGCACGAACTGGAGCGCGGCGGGATAGTCGGCGAGGCCAGCATCATCGGCTGCGTCGATCGCTGCAACTCATTGTGGTTCTTCGGCCGATACGGGTTCGAACTGGCTGACGCCAAGCCACTGCCGTTCCAGCCCATGAAGGGCCAGTTGGGGTTCTTCGAAGTTGAGGTAGCGCAATGACTGATCGGGCCAACCGCCAGCACCTGCTGGTATGCGAAGCCCGGTACTGGCTCCGGCGTGGTGTCACCACGCCGGAGAAAGTCGCCGAGCTGAGAGAAACCCTTAAGCGGCGAGGGGAAAGCGCCGTCGAGCAGTTGATAGCGGAAATGCGCCAACAGTGGCAGGCACGGACAGAGTGGATAGGTGGTGAAGATGGCTGAACTGGACAGATTCATGCGGGAAGCCGAGGTACTGGAAGCCACCAGCCTGGCGCGCTCGACACTCTGGCGGGAGGTGAAGGCCAAGCGCTTCCCCAGTCCGGTACAGATCACACCTGGGCGAGTAGGCTGGAGACAATCCGATATCAACCGCTGGCTGGAAAACCCGATGGGATGGACGCCAACAAGGGCCGCGTGAGCGGCCCTACTTCTTGGTGTCGATGACGTTCTTTTCGAGCCAGGCGGCCCAGCGATCGAGCCCGCGCTTCTTCTCTTGGAAGTAGTCGTAGCGGTCGTAGTGCTTGGATGACACATCGTTGAAGGCGTGGCCCTGGATCCTGTCCCGCAGCTCCTTGGTGAGCCCGGCTTTCGCCATCAGCGTCTTGCAGGTCCGACGGATGTCCCGAAGTGTGAACGGGCCGTTGAACGACTTGTGATGCCGGCCGTATAGCTTCGTCACCGCCCTGGACAGAGACTGGGGGTTCAGTGATTTCCCCTCCTCCTTGCCCTGGAACGGATACGCGCTCTTCTCGCTGATGCAGTCCATTTCCTTCAGGCTCGCCCGCATCAGCTTGTTGTAGGGCACCACATGCATCGCCCGCTCACCTTCACCGCCCTTCCCGTTGCGGATCATCACATGGTCCCGCTGATACATCGTCCGATCAGACCGGAGCAGTTGCTCCGGTCGTTGACCACCGCTGGCGATCAAGAACTTGAGCAACTCGGAAGTCGTGAGGGACAGCTTCTCCGGCAGCAGATGCCAGAGCGCTTGCAACTCCTTCTCCGTGAGTGCCCGATCCCCGGGCTGCTCCCAGTCTTCCTGTACAGGGATGCTAGCCACCGGATTGCTGGTCAGGCCGAAGCGATTTTCCTGCTCCAGATAGGTGCGGGGGTTGTAGTCCTGCTGCAGGGCACTCTGGAACGCCGAATGAAGGCGAGAGCGCACCCGGTTCGTCATTGTCGTGACGCCGCCGGCAATCATCTTGGCCAGGATGTCACGGATATCGGCCGGCCCGATCAACACCGCCGGGCGCTCCACCAGGGTTGGGAACGGCTCGGAAACGTAGTGTTTGAAGGACCACTCGACGTGCTCGGCACTCGCCGCCCCTTCCTGCTTCAGCTTGGCGACATAGGCGGCCATTAACTCCTTGAAGGTGCCAGCCTCAACCTGTATCTCCTTCTCCTCGCGGCTCCGGTCCCGCGCTTCCGTGAGCGCCATCGTCGGCCAGGTGCCCAGCTTGGTCTTCAGCTTCCGCCCGTTCTTCCGGCGCTGGAAGTAGAACTCCTTCGTACCATTGGGCCGCACCCGAAGCATCAAGACACCCTCGCCCCGCGCGCTGCGCCCGTCGCTGACGGTGTATTCCTTCTCGGCTGGCTTGAGTGCGCGGATCTGTCTCTCGGTGAGCACGGGGCTGTCCTTAATTGGGGGCCGTTTCTGGGGGCCGTTTGCACGGAGCAAGGTGGTTCGTCCTGGGACAGCCTAGGACGAACCACCTATCCAGAGGCCCCAGAATATAAGGCCTCGACGCACAATTGTGCATGAACTCAGACAGCCGTGGACAGTGCGCCTCAATGCTTCCCAAGCTCATGACGAGGGTTCGATTCCCTTCGCCCGCTCCAAATCCCCCTGCCAAGCCCCTGAAATGCCTAGCGTTTCGGGGGCTTTGCTTTTTGGGGGAAGGAAAGGTGTCGAAGAAGTGTCGAGGCGCATTCAGCGCTACATGCTCAGGAGTAGAAAGCCATCACTCGATTGGCCCCACCAAGCAGTAGCGGATCAATTGCTGCTCAACGCTCTGCTTCTGTCGCAGAACCAAGATCACTGCCGCCTCGCCTTGCTCTTCGTGGAATTCGTAAAAAACACGATAGGGGCCGGTATTAAGCTCGCGATAGCTCAGCACCCCCAGAAGACTCGCCTGCTGGCTGACTGGGTAACCTTTAGGTGCAAGTGAAATCTTCTCTTCAATCTCATCCAAAAGGCTCAGTACTGACTGGAATGCAGCCTGTTCACCTTGGAATGGAGCCAAGTGGTGGACTTGGTCTTCGATGCTTTGCTCTGCGGTATCAGTAAAACGAATGACGACCGGGGACATTAAACCTCCTTATTCTGGCTGAGCGAACCTCCTGGAAAGGCGAGCTTTCAAATCATCAACAGAGCGATGCTTGCCTTCTGCGTACTGGCGGGAGCCAATCGCAAGCAACTTCACCAGCGCAATTGCTTCATCGCGCTGCTTCCGCTCAGCATATGACTCAACCACATAGGCAGGAACACCGTTCTGCGTGACGACCATTGGCTCGGATAAATCCAGGTCAGCCGCATGACGTTTCAAATAACTAATTGTCTCGACTCGCATGAGCCGGTACCTCCATTGCTGTGGGAACACTTAAGGCCTGGAACTCAGGTTCTACGGTGTTCGAACTCCACCACGCTCCATATCCAGGCGACGAGTGGGATTCGCGCGTCGGCAGTCTGTCTACCGTCGGCTCCAACATCATAATCCGAATTCAGACCGAATTTGAACCACCTCAAGTCTATTTTTCTTTCCCTCTGTCGACCCCCGCAGCCTTCAACCTATGAGCGGGTTGAATCGAACAGCTTCAGATAGGTGGTCTTGGGAGAGGTGCGCATATCGCATCGTCATCGACAACGAGGCGTGCCCCAGGATGTGTTGTAGGGTCACGATGTGCCCGCCGTTCATGATGAAGTGACTGGCGAACGTGTGGCGCAGTACGTGGCTGGCCTGCCCCTTCGGCAGCTTGATCGAGGTCGACAGCAGCACCAGGCGGAACACGCCAAGGCAGTTCGTGAACGGCCCGTGGGTCTGCCAATGCAGGCGAAGGTCGGCGCCCAATTCTTCCGAGATCGGCACCGAGCGCACACGCTTGGACTTGGTGTTGGCAAAGATCACCGCATTACCTTTCAGACGTTCCGGCGTCAGCGCCTGAGCCTCACCCCATCGAGCCCCTGTCGCGAGGCAGATACGAGCGACCATCTTCGGATGTGGCGACGTGGTGCGCGCATCCAGGGCCGTAAGCAGTTCGGACACCTGATGCTTGGTCAGGTACGACAGCGGTCTTTCCTGAAGCTTGAGCGGCCGCATGCGCCCTACCGGATTCTCATAGTCAATGACGCCGAGTTGACACAATTCGTTGTACATGGACTTGAGGTAGCCAAGACGGTTATTCGCGGTCTTGCCCGACATGCCATTGGCTATCTGCCGGCTACGCAACCGAGCCACTTTCGCGGGCTCCAGGGAGACAGCGACCGGGTCGCCCAGGTCCTTTGCCACCAACCGCAGAATCGCCACGCAACGATGCCCGTTGCTCAGGGTCTGGCCGTGCAGTTCATACCAGAGTTCGACCAACTCCGAGAGACGCCGACGGTCCTTCGGCCTGAGCGTCCAGCAGGGGTTTTCCGCACACTTCTGACGCGCGGTGGCCTCGAATTGCTGCGCCTCCATCTTGGTCTTGAACCGCTTGCGAAAGCGCTTGCCCTTGATAGGTTCTACATCGACGAACCAACGGCCATCGGGGAGCTTGGTGATCGACATTAGACGGCATACCCCCGCCGCAGATACCGATCACACATCAGCTTGTGTATGTGCCTTTCCAGATCGCGACGAGTCCAACCCTTGGCGAGATAGTGGTCTTCGATAACGTGCCAGAACTCCAGTTTACGGGCGGACTCAATAGCCTTTTTTGCCGGGACACGCTCCCGCGCGATCAGACTCACGAACTGGCCGAGGAACATCTCGCAGTTGCGCCCGCTAAAGCCCTTGGCGGTCTTGTAATAGCGCCGATACTCGGTGCGCTCGATCAGCGGATCGCACTCGACCTGGACGCGGGCGTCCTGGCTGATCAGGCTCCAGAACGGATCGTAGACCGCCGTCCGGCTCAGCAGCTTGAAGCTTTCGCAGGCGTAGTTCCACAGTCCTTGCAGGTGCGGGCAAAGCCCCTCATAGGTGCGGCAGCCGATGACCTCTCCCGAAGCCATGCGCGAGCCTTCGGAGAACTGCTGGACGATGGAGTGATGGAAGCGGAATTCGAGCCGCCAGACCGTTTCCAGGGGGTTATAGGCCGGGTCGCCATCGCCGAACGGATCCCCGTTCAGGGTGGCCCACACGCTTTCCCAATAGTCGAGCTTGTCGGTGGCCCGAGCCTGGAGGGTCTTGTTATAGATCGACAGTTGCAGGCCGTTGGCCGAGCCGAACATGTACGTCTCGCCACGCCCGTAGACCGAGGCGTTGCCGTCGAATTCGATCCGCTCGATCCCACTGATTTGTCGCACCCGACGCGAGCGACAATGCATGCGGTCCACCAGATCGCGAGGCGGTTTCCAGCCCTGCACGTCCAAGGCGATATGCACAGCGGCTTGGTTGGTTTCGCAGTGACTCAGCACGGCAGCGGCCAAATCATCCAGCACGCCCTGGAGGATGCGCGGATCGGCGCCATCGAGGGCGTGAGGCGATACCTCGATCTTGAGGTGCGAGCCAATGGTGTCGACCTTGATGTTGTGATTCTTGATTAGCAGGATCAGACCCATTTCAGCGTTCTGCAGGCGGTACTGATAGCCGGAGTCGCGACCGATGCGGCCCTTGGACCACTCGTAGCCGGCGAACTCGACCACATCCACCGAGAGGTCAAACAGCGCCATGACTTCCGGCCGGAGTTTGCCGTTGTACAACTGCCGCACCGTATCCACGCCGCACCGCAGAATGCGCACGCCTGACAGGTCGGTGAATTGAGCCGTGGTGTCGTCGAAGAACAACCGCCCTTTCGGGCTTTCCAAGACCTGACCGTCCGACTCGATACTGACGCGAATTTGATGGCTGATTTTCTTCATCTTTAACGATCCAAATTGGTACGAATTGAAACCGCAATAGGTGGCTTATCTGACGTGTTACAGGGGCGTCGGCCGGCCCCGCCGTGGCGCTTGCTCACTCCGAGACGAGCCGTTCGCGCGCGCCCCGGCCAGGCCGGCTACAGCGGCCATACCGGCCCCGTCGGCGTCACCGCCACCGCGAAGAAAAAGCCCGCCAGATAGGCCAGGAACGCCAGCCCCAGGGCGGCGAAATAGCTTGTCCAGTTCATCGGCTCCCCCTCAGTTGATCGAGCGCGGCAAGCGGCTGGTGTCAGGAACCACCGTCACCCGCACGGCGGCGCTGTTCGCGGCGGCGGGCGGCACGCTCGGCGCGGCGGCCTGAGCCGGCGGCGCATTGCCCAAAGCACTACGCCCGGCGCAGGCGGCATAGCCGGACCAACCGCCCTTGAAGCTCAGTTCCGCAGCGCAGTTGCCCCGCGGCACCACGGCATAGCCGGTGTCGGTCAGGTCGCGATCGGTGAGAGTGAATTCGCTGCCGTCCTGGCCCCGGACGGCAAACAGATAGGTGCGGCGCCCGGAGGCGGACAGCAGGGTTGCCTTAACGATGAAGTCGCGGCCGGCGAAGGGATGGCCTACAGGAGCAGCACCCGGAACGCCTGGGTGCCCAGGTACATCATCAGCAGCATCAGGACCAGCCGCACCAGTAGCACGCGCAGCACCCACAGCAGGACCGGCTTGAGCAGGCGCAGCAGTTCCAGCAGCAGGCGGCGATACAGGGTCGCCCATGAGCAGACGAGGTCCGCCGTCATAAACCACAGACCCAATAGCAAGGGCCGGAATTGCCATGAATAGAAGAATCTTAGGTTGTCTAAAAAGGCTCTTGCCGGCGATGGTGTCGGTGACGGAGCCGGTGGCTGTCGATTCATAGAGGGCGAAGGTCTCCTGGCGGATTTTCTTGATCTCGACGATCACGTCGCGGGCCGGCGGTTTGTTGTCCTGCGCCGAGTGCTGGCTTTCCTTGTAGCGGCCCCGAATGCCGATGACGGCGAGGTTGGAGTGCAGATAGGCCTTTTCCGCCGTCATGCGGATGTCGTCGCGGATATAGGCGATGTTCGGCGTGGTGAGGATGATGTCCCAGTTGAAATGCCGGTGCCGGGTCCAGGCATCCAGCCAGCCCATGGGCCGCCCGGCTGCCTTGGCCGCTTCCGGGCCGTCCGGGAAGTCGAAGCGCTTGAGGTCGGCTTCGCGCCAGGACTTCAGAAAGATCAGCTGGGTTTCGTCGAAGATGATGAACGCGCCACGCGGCGCCCACATGAACCAGGTGCGCATCTTTTCCATGTCATCCAGGTCCTCGAGGTCGAGGTTGATGACGTCGCAGCTGGAGGGCGTCTCCGGCATCACTTGGAAGATCCGTTCGCGGGTCAGGCCGCGCACGTTGGTGATGATGACGCGGCCTTCTTGATCGCGGGGATCAGGTCATCTTGGATCGCGCCGGAGGTCTTGTAGGAGCCGTTCGGGCCGTGATGAATCTTGATCGCCATATCACTTACCTATGAAGGGGATGAAGGACATGGAGAAGCGCGTGCCGATGGCGGCGAAGATCATGTTCACCGCGTCCGGCAGGCCGAAGAACGCCAGCAGCGAGCGCAGGTCGCCGTCCAGGGACGAGTAATAGGACGTGATGGTCGAGCCGATACCGATGCCGCCGACGACTTCGCGGAACGCCTTGTAGCCGATTTCCGCGACGAACAATTGCATCTCGAACCAGCCCTTGATGGCCATCTTGGTCAGCAGGACAAAGGCGTCGGTGACGAAGTCATAGACGCCGCTGTAGAGGAAGTCCCAGAGGGATTGCATCCAGGCGAGAATGTCGGAGAGAAAGGGAATGTCCATGGCGTTTCCTCAGGAGCGATAGAAAACGATCCATCCGGCCAGGATCGCGGCGATGAACAGCACCACGTAGCGGATGACGGAGAGTTCTTGGGCGTACTGGGTGAGGCAGACGTCGTAGCGCTGGCCGAGGGCGGTAAAGTCCCAACACGGCAGGGAGCCGCCGCCGGTGCCCAGGTGAATATCGAACTTGGAAGCGAGGACGCTTTCGAACTTGCCTTGCAGTTCCTGGAAGTCCTTTTGCGCCTTGGCGATGGCGTCGTCGTATTCCTTGATGGTCTTGTCGAAGGAGCCTTGCTTCGGCTCTTTCAGGCCACCCCCGCCGGAGCCGTCGCCGCCATCGGTCCCGCCGCTGGAGCCGGACCCGTCGCCATCGCCGCCGCTACTGCCGTCACCGCCGGGCGTGGTGCCGCAGTCACTGCCAACATGGCCCTGACAGGGGTTGTTACCGCCACCGCCCCCACCGCCGCCGCCACTGGAGCCGTCATCGCCACCGCCGTTACCGGGCTTGGTGCCGCCATCGCTTCCACCGTCGCCGCCGGGCGGGTTGCTGCCACCGTCGCCCCCGGTGCCGCCGTCCCCACCCGGAGGCGGACCGTCGCCCGGGCCCACGTCGCAGCCGAAAGCACAGGAGCCCTTGGAGGTGAACCAGTTACCGGTGAACGAGCCGATGACCCGGCAGAAGGTTCCACCCGCTTCGCCCTCAGCGGGGCCGATACAACCATCAATCGAACTGACGGCGATCTCACAACCGAGGTAATTGATGAAGCGGGAAATCGGTGCTTGGTGGCCGCCTTTTTCATAGAGCGAGCCAGCCAGAATCTTGCACTTATTCTCCCGGCATTCGCCGGCACTGAGATCAAGCTCAGTTCCCTCAGGACACCTATCACCTTTCAAATAAACATCCGTATTAAAAAGAATCCAATCACCAGAACGAACCACACAATAGAAAACCTTGCCCGCCTCACTTGGATTTGACGAAGGTTCCATAACAAAAACCCGACCAGGGTCCTTGGAAAAACTGCTGAAATAAAGATCACAGCCAGCCGTAGGGGATGAAACTTTCTTATTAAAATAACCCATGTACCAATAATAATATTCGGCATGAGCTGCCGAACCAAATAACAACGTGATAATCAACAATATGAACCGAGGCATAAAAAAGGGGCCTTTCGGCCCCTCCTCCTGTCACTGATACTGGCCGATTTTCAATCCCGTCAGCAGCGCGGACGCCATGAATGCGCCCAGCATCAGGGACCAGATCACGTCAGGCCTTGCGCATCGCGCCGATGACCAGGGCGAGGCCGACCAGCACCGCCACGGCGGCGATCACCAGCTTGGCCACGGACGAGCCGTCGGTGCCGGCTTGGGTCAGCACTTCCTTGGTGGTTTCGTCGAGCAGCGATTCGGCGAAGGAGACGTTGGCCACGGCCAGGCCGACGGTGGCGATGGAAGCGTTGCGGAACAGGGTTTTCATTTTTTCCATGATTGGAACCTCATTAATTGCGCGCTTTGCGCATGGCGGAAATGATCAAGCCAGCCCCCAAACCAACGGCGAACAGCCCGATGGTCCCGGCGAAGCCGAGGCGGAAGGCCGACGGGTCGAAACCACCCATCAGCAGAGTCAAATAGCCCTCTGCCTCAGGCGGCAGCAGGTAGGTCTGTATCCACTCAAGGTGCGTACAGCCGACCGTGCCGTCCGCGTTCTGGACCCAGGTCTTGCACACTTGAACCGATACAGAGCCTTCCATTCGTGCAGTCCTCAAACAGCCAGGGAGGCCGCTAGGCCGTCGATCCAGCCCCAGGCGTAGCCGGTGGCCAGACCTACCGCGAACAGCGAGAGATAGCGGAGCATCGCGGCCTCCTACGGCTTACGCCTTGGCGTCCGGAGACTTGTCTTGTTTGTCCTGGCCCTGCGGCTGCTGGGCCGGGCGCGGGGCTTGGACCTGTGCTTGCGGGCGGGCCGGGGCTTGGGCGGTCGGCGCCATCGGCTTGCCGCCCACGGCCAGCAGATCCACAAGCACCTGGGTATTGGTGATCCGGCCGAAACGGTCTTGGGTCGGGCGGACCACGCTGGCGAACTTGCAGAGCACCGGCTGGCCTTCGAAGACGATGGCGTCCAGCAGGGTCGGCTCGATGTTGTATTCGCTGATCTCGAAGCCCTTGGCGTTGCCACGGGCACCTTCCGGGATCGGGGCGATGGATTGGACCGAGGCGTAGATTTCCCCGGTCTTGGTCGAGGTGTAGGTGTCGGTCTTGGTGACCCACAGTTCGACGACGCCGCCTTGGGTTGCAAACATGTTCATCGGTGTTTCTCCTTCAATTCGCCTTTTTCGGCGTGAGTTGTCCCGCTGCTGCAAATTCGGCTGTTTCGCCTTCATTCAGCGGTGTTGGGTGAAAGTGATGTGTTGGGCGATCCCTTCGGGCCGGGCTCTATTCGCTAGCGAACCAAGCCAACCACGGGTGTTCGTCTCAGCCCATTCGAGTAACGGTCCCTATCGCAACGTCGTCGCCGACGGCCAAGGGGAACGCTCCCCCTTGGAACCCGCAGAGCAACACCAAGGGCTCTGCCCTTGTCATCCCGCTCTTGCCGCCGAGGGCTCGGGAGCGCGGGGCGGAGAAGCTGCCCCACACTCCCCAGCGGAGGCTGTTTCAGGGGGGAGGCGTTCAAGGGTGCGCTGCGCCCGTGCTTCCGTTCGCCGGAACGGTGAAGCTGTTCCGACGAGCCGGGAGCGCGGCTCTTGACCGGATCGGCCACGGTGCGGGCGGCCTGGATCAGGCAGAGCAGGAGCAGCGCTTTCAGGGTGTTAGCGAGCATGGGTCAGCCCTCCAGTTGGAATGCTTCGCGCACGGGCACGAAGGGCGTGGGTTTCCCGCTGTCGTACACAACGTGCCAGTACTTCGGCGGACGCCGGGACGGGTCGTGTTTCGCGCAGAAGGAACGGGGACGGCAGAGCCAGCGGCCACCTTCCAGATAGGGCAGCCCAGGGGGCCGGCAGTCCGGACACGGCGACGGGCTGTGCAATGGGATGGCCTGCCTTGCGGACCAGCACACAGAGCAGGCGCAGTCCGGGGCGTGGGTTTGGCGTAGATAGTAGGGACTGGCGGCCATGGTTCATGCCCTCACCCCACGGATGCGGTACACCTGCCGAGCGCGTTCGCGGGTCAGGCCGAAGGAGCGGCGAGCTTCTTCTTCAGTCGGGAAGACAGCCACCAACTCTTCGACCCAGCGTTGGCATTCCACGCGGGAAATGCCCTGATGGACGCGATGCCAGCGACGTTGCCGGGTGGGGCCGTGGAAGGTGCAAATCTCTACGAGGTACTTAGTCACCGTCGTAATCCCCCTGGCAGAAGATCGACTTGCCCCGGTCGAGGTCACGGCGGATGCGGTGCAGGTTCACCACGCGGCGACGGCCAATCTTGGCAGTCGGGATCGTCTTGGTTTCCACCCAGCCCCGCACCACGTCTTCCGTGATGTCTTCCAGGCCCAGCATCTGCGCGAATACCGCCTGCGAGCAGAACGGCGCAGTGCGGAAGTCCGTGACCTTTTCCACAGCACCTGTGACGGTGAACCCCACTATTCCAGACTCTTCCATGGTTTTGCCCTATAATGAAAATCACGCTTACTGAGTAATTTTTACTAAGTAGAGCAACCTTACACTCAGATTGTTACTAAGTACAATCTACTAAGTAGAATTTTTAGGCATGATAAAAGACCGCCTTATAACCTTGTTTAACAAGGAGCGGACAAGCGTCTGGTTTGAAAAGCAGACCGGGATTGATCGCTATCGGTGGGGCAATGTCCGAAACGGGAAAGCCAGAATCACCGACGCCGAGATCGAGGCGGTGATACAGATTTTTCCGCAGTACGCGCTTTGGCTGGTGACGGGCAACATCGCCCCTGAAAGCGGGCAGACCAGCCCAGACTATGACGAGGCAAATCGAAACTTGGCCAGTCCAAACGCGGGATAGCGATTACCCAGGAAGTAGCTAGGCGCTGGTACGCCCGAAGGAATAGGGGGTCAGGGATAGCGTGAGAACCCACAAAGGGAAGGGAAGGCATCGACAAGCATGTCGAGACAGGGAAATATTCCTTGAAGGGAATGTCCACTGTTGGTAGTGTCCGCGCGCGCATGGAGGATGAAATGCCTAAAACAGCACAAGTGATCGCAGCCGTGTATGACGAAGACCACGACGCCGGAAGGGTCGTCGGACGGTCACTCAAAAGCCTTCGTGAAGCAGTCGGATTGACCCAGCTACAGATGGCTCGAAAGCTTGGCGTAGGCCAGGCAGCTATTTCCAAAATTGAAGCCCGAGGTGATGTGCAGATTTCTTCTTTGAAGAAATATGTTGACGCACTAGGAGCATCGCTACGGATAGAGGCAGCATTCAAAGCAGATAGCGAGATATCTACTCGCCTTCGAGAAGAGCTGGCATTAGAAGAGCACTCAGATAGACAGCTGGTGCTACCAATATTTAGTAGTGATGAGATATTTCTTGAAGAATCTAAAGATTTAATCCTGAGCATTCATCCGCAATACTCCGATAAGATTCTGGCAGGTAAAAAAACTGTTGAGTTGAGAAGAAGATTCCCATTGACGACAGCTAAGGGGACAAAGGTTTATATTTATTCAACATCTCCTGTTAGAGCTATAGTTGGTTCGGCGGAAATTGCAGGAATAATAAAGCTCCCAATAAAGGACATGTGGAAGAAATATTCAAAGTGTGCATTCATCAAAAAACAGGCTTTTGAATCTTACTTTGAGGGGCTAAGTGAAGGTTTTGCGCTGGAGTTAAAGAATGCACAAGCTTTTGATAAGCCTATTGAGCTTTTGGAGTTAAGGGAGCGCTTTAACTTTACTCCGCCTCAATCATTCATTTACGCAAAGCAGGAAATGCGCAGAGCACTCATGGATGAGCAGACAAGCCTATCTAATTGATACTAATGTAATCATTGGCCTAGAAGACAATAAAGCTGTTCAGCCAGCTTTTGCAGCTTTCATGAAGCTAGCCACAAAGCACAAGGTTGACTTCTATATTCATGAGGCCGCAAGAGATGACATCGCACGCGATAAGGATGTCCAGCGGCGCGAAATATCCCTAAGTAAATTAGAGAAATTTAGCTGTATCAATAAGGTTCGCGGATTTAACGCGCACGTATTAGGCGACGAGTTTGGGCAGATACGGAAGCCGAATGACATAGTCGATGTGACGTTGCTTCATGCTCTGCACATCGGTACTGCTGACTTCCTTGTAACTCAGGACAGAGGGCTACACGAGAGAGCCAGGCGCCATTCATCAGAGCTAGGGCGCAGGGTACTCCATGTCGCGGATGCTGTAGAGCTTCTCAAGACGACATTTGAGCCTATAGAAAGCCCAGTAAGATTTGTTGAGGAAGTGGCTGCGCATACTATTCCTCTGAGTGACAGCATATTCGCTAGCCTAAGAGAGGATTATCCGCCATTTGATCAGTGGTGGAAAGATAAGTGTGTTCGCGAACATCGAACATGCTGGATCATTTCAAGTGACCAGAACCAAAATATAGCAGGCTTGGTTGTCAGAAAAGACGAAAGCCCTGAGAACACTGACGCTACGCTTCCTGCAAAGAAAATCCTGAAGATATGCACATTTAAGGTACGCCCTGAAAGTCGTGGCTTTAAGCTCGGAGAGCTTCTTTTAAAGAAGGTGTTCTGGTTTGCGCAAAAAAACTCGTACGATCTAGTTTATGTGACTACATATGATGGTCAGGCTGCTCTTATAGATTTGCTTGAATATTATGGCTTTCAGCATACGGCTACCAAGCCAGATGGTGAGTTGATATATGAAAAGACTTTCTCCCAAGATGTTCTAGTTCGCAATAGCGGAGAAGACCTTTTTAAGACTGCGCGGTTAAATTATCCTCGTTTTGTGACGGATCAAGATGTAAGGGCTTTTGGGATACCCATTAAAGAGGGTTATCACGATATCCTTTATCCGGACTTGAAATCTGACTATCAAGGAGATTTGTTTGAAAATGCTGGATTGGTAGGCCCGCAGCGACCAGGAAATACTATTCGGAAAGTATATCTTTGTCGTGCTAAATCAAATTTGGGGGAGCCAGGCTCGCTTTTGTTTTTCTACAAGGGAAAATCCAAGCACGACCCATCTCAGGCGTTTACTACCATTGGCATTCTTGAGGAGGTTGCAACCGCAAGTTCAACAAAAGAGCTTATGAAGCTAGCAGGTGGCCGTTCGGTTTACAGCGAAAAACAACTAGAAGACTGGGCCGCTTCTAGTCATAACCCTATAAAGGTTATTAATTATCTGTTGGCGTGCTATATAGATCCTCCTGTTGGAATGATTGAGCTCCAAGAAATGAATGTGTTTACTGGTCATCCACCTCAATCTATTTTTGAAATTAAAGTAAATATTGATCGCCTGCTTGCGAGATCCGGAGTCGGATTTAAGGTCTAAGGCATTAAGCTTTAAATCTTGCCTATAATTTTTTTGGCCACATCTGCAAATACTTCATGAGTTGGCTGGAAAAGAATCTCTAAGGGTAAATTTAGGGTCTCACATATCAATTTGGCGTGAGCTCTTTCTGCTTCAAGAAATAAAGCGATGTCTACTGTGCTCTTGGAATCATCTCTGGAGGATAGGCGAGAAGAAATTATTTCTGGAGAGGCTTCTATAAGAATAACTCCAGTTAGATTTAGGTCCTTAAAGACGGAGGGTGGGAGGCGTATAAATTCAGCATGAGGGCCTATTAGAACAAAATGGCCGTCAAGAAGTAGTGAATTACCCTGCTCAGAGATTCGCCGAACTGCAGCCACCAGAGCTACTTGATTGTCGTCAGCATTGACGACCTTCTTATCAGTACTCCAATTTAGTTGATTCTTTTCTTTACGAATCAGGCTGCTGGCACTCTCATGTAAGACATCATGCGCTTGCGCATATTTTTCGCATAGATAGCTTTTACCAACACCGTGTACCCCTGCGACGAAAACGGTCATGACGCATCCCAGTGAAATGTAAGGTCAACGGATGCTAATTGGCCATCACGAAGGAAGTAAAGGGCTAGGGGTGACTACATTGGTCGCATTTTCTGGAAAGGACTGGTCTAGCCAGCGTAGAGGAGGGATGGATTGCCCGTTTTATGGGGCTTTCCGGCTCAGTGGGGCGGTTCGTAACGGATTCATAATGCTGATGTCCCAGGTTCAAGTCCCGGTGTAGCCACCATATTTTTCAAGGGGTTAGCGCAAGCTAACCCCTTTTTGTTTTGGTCGGCAGACTACAAACCGACTACAAACCGTCTACGCCCCCCTTTACCGATTTACGGTTCGCATAAAAAAGCCCCGCATCTGCGGGGCTCTACGATCAACGTCACTGCTATCCGTGAGCAAGCAGCGGCTCAATCTCATGTTCGATCTGCTTGCCATTCGCCGCATAAGCAGTTGCTAACGAATACTCACTCTGGAGATTCATCCAGAACTGAGCGGACGTATCAAAGTAACGCCCCAGACGAATCGCCATATCTGCGGAGATACCACGCTGCTCACGAACGATATCGTTCACTGTCGGAGCGGAGACTTTCAAAGCGCGTGCTAGAGCAGCTGGAGAGATATCCAACTCCATCAGAAACTCATCGCGCAATATTTCCCCGGGATGGATGGGGCGCATACCATTGGTAGCCATGGTCCACCTCCTCAGTGGTAATCAACTATTTCGACTTCTTCGGGACCCGCATCCGTCCAGACGAAACAGACACGCCACTGGTCATTGATCCTGATGCTATGTTGGCCCGCCCGCTTTCCCTGCAACGGCTCCAACCGGTTTCCAGGTGGAGAGCGCAGGTCTCGAAGCTCCCTAGCCGCATGAAGCATTGCGAGCTTACGCGTAGCGACTGTGAGGATCGCTCCCCACCGCCTCGAAAGACCCGTCTCAAAAAGCTGACGAGTCTCGTCGCAGCGAAAGGTCAGAATCATTCATTAACCCTTAACGTTAAGCGTTAATTTCACTACAGACTACCACAGATCCTCATGTGGTCAATTTGTAGCCAGACTGAGTAATCGGAGAAAAGCGCATCGCCGATTCCAAGTGCTCCGGCGACAGATGTGCATACCGCATCATCATCGAGGAATGCCCGAGGATCCGCTGTAGGGCCACGCCATGCGCAGCGCCCCGTGTCAGGCATTTCATCTTGCTTTGGATGCCAGGCATGCCTCATTGAAACAGTTCGAATCATTTGATAATCATTATCGATTTGTTTAGCTTTGCCGCCCATCAAAACAACAGCAACTCGGAAATCTCCTCATGCCCCGCTCCATCCCTTTGCGCCCGGCTCCCCTGGCGCTTTCCCTGTCCCTCTTCGCTTCGTTTTCCGCTCCTGCGCTGGCTGCCGATCCGGTGGAGCAGCAGATGGTAGTGATCGGCTCGCGCGCGCCGACCAGCATCAGCGAGTTGCCCGGCACGGTCTGGGTGATCGAGCGCGAGCAACTGGACCAGCAGACCCAGGCCGGCGTGCCGCTGAAGGAGGCGTTGGGACAATTGATCCCGGGCCTGGATATCGGCTCCCAGGGTCGTACCAACAACGGCCAGAACCTGCGCGGACGCAGCGTACTGGTGATGATCGACGGGGTGTCGCTGAACAGTTCACGGGGCATCAGCCGGCAGTTCGACTCCATCGACCCATTCAACATCGAGCGCATCGAGGTGATGTCCGGCGCCAGCGCGGTGTACGGCGGCGGCGCCACCGGCGGGATCATCAACATCGTGACCAAGAAGGGCGTCGGCGGCGACACTCGCTTCAACACCGAGCTGGGCGCCCGCAGCGGCTTCCAGAGCCATGAGGACCACGACCTGCGCGCGGCGCAGTCGATCAGCGGCGGCAACGACCTGTTCAACGGCCGCCTGGCCATCGCCTACCAGAAGAACGGCGCGGCCTACGACGGCAGTGGCGACCAGGTACTGACGGACATCACCCAGACCGACCTGCAGTACAACAGGTCGGTGGACCTGATGGGCAGCCTTGGCTTCACTT